CCCATAATTTTAGAACCTGCGGCAAGTCTCTGTGTACCTGCTGTGTTTTCTGCAGTTACAGTGTAAGCTTCTGAACCATCAATATTTTCTTGGTCAGAGAATCTAATAAACATAGCGTCTTGCGATGTTGATGTGCCAACAGTTGTTTCAGTTCCGAAGAACACTAAGTGTCGATCTGGTGTAGATACTAATACGTGTCGTGATGCTGTGGGTGCGTTTGCTATTATCGTTGCTCTAATAGATGTTGCGTTAGTAACAGCTGAGTCCCATTCGAAACATCTGTTGTTATATATAAGTGCAATAAGTTTTGTACCAAAGTTATCTAATACCCATAGTCCAGGGTCAATTGTAAAGTCGGAAGAAGAAGCATCACCCCATGCAACAAAGTCAGAAATATTTGTAACGGTTACACCACCACTGTGGGCAGCTTTTGTTGTACCATTAACTTCTCTTGCACCACCACTTAATATGTTTGTAGTTGTATTGTTACTTGTATAACTAATGTCCTCTGTACCAATTCTAATTTCACCTGTAGCAGGAAACTGAGATGTATCAGTTAAAGGAATATCAGTTACGGCATCATTAATACTAGAAGCTAGTGTTGTTGTAACTGGACCATTAGCGGTACCACTCCATAATCCTGTACCCCAACCAAAGCCACCAACTTGTTGTGCTGGTCCTACGGTATAATAACATAAAACTTTAGCAGATCCTGTTGCACTTAATGGTGTGCCGGATTCTGTACTCTCTGCAGTAATTGTAAAAGTTGTAGATGTAGGTACTGAGATGACCATGTATTTAACATCATCAAATGTAGCGTTAGTGTAAGTTGATGATCCCGTTACTCCGGTAACGTCTTCAAATAAAACAATATCATCCTCACTTAAACCATGAGCAGTTCCACAATTTACGGTAACTGTTTTTGTTGAAGATGTACTTGAAAAAGTTGCGCCTGTTACGGTTTGTCTTATAGGATGAATGTCGTAGTATGTGCCTCCTGAGTAGGCATATAAAATTCTGTTTGTTCCAATAGCAGCGTATTTAATACCTGCGTTATCATCAAAATGATGTACTGCTCTAGCAGCACCTGCTAAGTTAGTTGCACCAAGTTGTGACCAACCACCTATTTTTTCTGGTGATCCGTATCTAAACCTTACGTTATCTCCCCCGGTCCATTGTCCCTCGGCCCCGGTTGAAGTAACTTGTTTATTAAAGCCTGGTAAAAAGCCTAGTTTTTGTAACATAGAAATTCCTGTTTTATTTAGATTATATTAAATCGCGTTGTAGATCAACGAGTTTTGGGTATACCCAATAGAGGTCTTTTATCATACAAATTAGACTTTGCAAACTGTCCGTCAGCATGATTATAGTGAAGAAACACTTGTCCGCATAGCTTGCCTTCAAAAGGTTTACGCCAATGCTCTAATTCACAGCCAGAATAGATAAGCATATCACCAGGTTTTAGATTAACTTCGACACCTACTGGTGCACCTGGTTTTATAATACCTTTGTATTCTTCAATAACATTATCTGCTCCTGTGGGATCTAGATAGATAGGCCAATGATCACCACCTAAACATAGTGTAGTTGATATCTCGCAGCTAGGTCTATCTTTGTGTCTATTTAAAATATTACCTGTTCTATAGAGTCTTGTATAAGAATAAGTTGGAACTAATTTAAGTCCTGTTTTCTTTTGCATGACATCAATAGTTTTAATTAACAATGTTTCCATAAATCTATCTGCATATTTTGCATATGATCCTGGCACTTGTGGATCATGAAAGTTACCTACTAATGGATTGCCTACATGTGTAACGTAATTGCTAAGCATCCAGTTATCAGCCTCAGCAGATACTTGTAAATAGCTGTAAGCAACGTCTGCTAAATCTTTAGATATAGCACCTCTAATAACTTGATATTTATTTTTTTTAAAACTCATACAGCTAAAGGTGTTCCATCTTTATGTGCTTGTATATATTCTTTACAAGGATTTAATAAAGTATCGTCTTCTTCATTATGAACTACTTTAATTTCATATTCTTCAATACCTAAAATACACCCTGCAATAAATCTTCTCATGCCTATACACAATCTATACTTATCATTATCTTTAGTGCATATAAGAGGATTTAATATACCATTTTTTTCGATATCTATTTTTAATTTTTTAAAATTAGGGTTGTCAGTTTGAGATATTTTACCCTCTTCTGTATGTAAGTATTTTTCTCTAAACACTATTTTATCTTTATGTACAATCATACTTGTATAAAATTAAAAGACACTGATATACGCCAGTTCTTTTCACCTTTTTCTGTGTTCATATTTATATCAACACCGTGAGGCAACCACGATGGAAAGAATATCATTAATCCTTCTTTAGCTTCATAAGCGCATACTCTCCATAATTGTTCTGGTAGTTTATCTAATCGCCTAGGCATGTGTGTATTGGGTCCTGGTCTAGGGTCTTCTAAAAAAATTTTTCCAGAATTTTTTGGCACTTTAACGTAATACACACCTGACCATAATGAGTTAGGATGAGTATGTGTTTTGTTGTACGAATACGTAGGGCTAACATTGGCCCACATGTTACCTAGTCCTAGTTTAGGTTGTACTCCATAATCTTTATTACATTCTTCTGCCATTTTAAATAGTTCTTGAGTAAGAGGATTAAATTCTTTTTTCTTATCCATGTCTGTTTTACTATGCCAACCAAATCCAGAGTTTGTTTTCTCCTCTCCTTTAGGATCAGCTTTTTTCCAAGCTTTAATATGCTTGAATAAGTGTTTGTTTAACTCTTTTGCATTAGGTAGTTCTTTAAAATAAACAGGAGTAGGAAATAAAGTTTTTCTATTCATCTTAATGGTGGTCCTCCAAACCACATTACCATAGATCTTCTTATACCTTTTTTAACAGGAGCTACTTTGTGTCTTAAAAATGATGCAAAAAATATAGCTTGTCCTTGTTTCAAGGGTAAAGGTTTAGTATCACCCATCTCTGAAAACATCAGATCACCTCCAGTAAAATCTTTAGGGTCTGATAATAATAATGTCATAGATATTTTTCTAATAGGAAAAGTACCTTCTTGACCAAAAGCATTTAGATCCATATGCCAATCATAGAAACCACCTTTAGGGTATTCTGTAAATTGAGCTGGCTCTGTAAGTGTTACACCATCAAAACCAAAATGATTTAGATTTACAATAGATAATTGATTTTCAATAGTTTTATACATCTCAGGCATCTTAGCAAAAGGTATCCAAGATATTGTTGTTACTCGCTTCTTCGTATCATGCTTACCTCCGTCACCGCCACCAACTAAAGCTTTTTCAGGTTGTTGTTGATGTCCTGCATCTACAACCATCTGACATTGTTGCGGTGTAAAGATAGGGTCTGTAGTTGTGGCAACATAAGATTGCCATCTTGGCATTTTTGGTATCATTCAAATTGTCCTGCTGCTGTTCTTGATGCTACTGGATTGTAGTCAACATCAACATTACAAACTAAAGTTCTTCTCTTTTCTTTTGTACCATTAAATGGATAAACAGTGTGTCTCATATCATAAGGAAAAACATAAAAGTCTCCTATCTTCATATTAGGTGAATAGTCTGTTTTAGAAAATTGTCCGTTAGCTGAACCAATAATTTGTAATCGTCCGTTCATAGGTTTTTCGGGAGCTGAATACTCTATACCTGTATCTTTTGGTAGTTTTAAACACATTACAGAAGATAGACCTGTATAGAGTTTACCTTGGTGAATATGTATTGGATTGTATTCATTAGCTTTCATTTCATTAACCCAAACAGAATTTATATTTTTTTGTGTTGGACCTATTTTATTCCAATCTGTGTAATGATCAAAGACGCTATGAAACCATTTAAGTATATCTTGTGGTAAGAAACAATGTTGATGCATCTTATCGTTATTGGGACCAGAATAATATAAAGATACTTCATCTTCTATTTTACCAACAAGTTGTTTGCTCGCTGAAGGCAACTGTTTCTTTTGTTTCTCGTATATCTCATTAAGACCAACAAAGATCTCTAATGGTACTTGGTACTTTAAAACAGTTTGACCTAAGTATACAAAGTCAAATTTCATATTATCTCAGTTTCTTTTTTTCTTTCGGTGGTGCTAGTTCTTTTTCTCTAATCACTCTTTCAAGTGTATCGATTTGACCTAACACATTAAATACTTCAGGTTGTGATGTGCCTGGAGTAATTGTATTTTTTTGATGTTGTAGTCTTAACATATAAGAATGTGCTTGGTGTGAGTTAACATCTTTCTTGTCAAAGTTACCATCATCAAACTCTTTTTTAAGTTTAGACCATGTTGCAACTTCTCTCATTCTATGTTTAGCCACAAGTTCCATTTGTGCTTTACCATAAAGCTTTTCTTCTAGCTCTATTTGTTTCATCTTTTTATCTATTGGATCTTTTTCTTTTTTAATATCTCTCTGTAGTTTTTCTATCTCTACTTCATTCTTCCTAGCATCAAATGATAAGTGAACTAAGTTCTCAAAGTGAGTGTTCTGTTCTCTTACCGATTGCCAATACTTAGCAGCTTTGGTTGGATATTTATTATCAGACAATACAGAAAACCTCATTTCTGTTTCTGTACGAAACATTTGTTTCTTCATCCAAGTATCTTGGAGTTCTGGTATTAATTTTTTAAAATCTTTAACGTCTTCTTTATCTAATATATTAGTTAAATACTTAGACTCAGTTTCTAGCTTAGTCGCAATGTTGCGTTTTTCTTTGTTCATGATATCTCCTTTTTCATTTCTAATCTGTATATAAATGTTCTTTAGTCTTTAGTCAAGTCCTAAGAAGATGTAAATGTTTTTGTTTCAAAATTTGATACATTCCATTCTTCTGTAATAGCAGTGTAAGTAGTTAAAGATGGATTGCTAACTCCACCTGCTAAAAATCCAGATGTGGTTGTTCCTGATTTAGCAGATCCTGCAGGGTTTGCTCTAGCTGTTGCTAAATCCCCACCTTCTGTCCAAGAAGTTCCATTATATTGTTCCGTACTTCCAACAACAGCTGTTTGAGTTTTTCCAGCAACAAATATACCATCGGCTTGAGTTCCCCAAGCTGCATTTCCAACAGAAGCTCTTGCTGTATTTAAATCGGTTCCTTCAGTCCAAGAAGAACCATTCCAAGTTTCTGTTTTAGCAGAAACAGATCCTGGTTCTTGACCTCCAGATAAAACTCCAGATGTTGTAATACCAAACATAGCAGCACCATAACGAAAAGTATTATGGTTAGTTCCTAAATCACTCCAAGAAGTTCCATTATAAGTATAGGCTTCTGTAGCACTTCCACTTCCTGGTGGTAAACCGTTTGTTGCTAAAGCAGCTGTTTGAGTTCCTGTAACTTGTAATTGTGCTGTTCCACCTGAAAAGTTATTTGATTCACTCCAAGATGAGCCGTTGTATTCTTCTGTGTCGGCATTGTTAGGACTGTCTGTTCCACCTACAGCTATTGCTGCAGTTGCAGTTCCAGTTCCACGAACTTGTCCTCTAGCTAAATTCATGTTAGGTGTGGCTGTCCAAGCAGTTCCATTATAAGAATAACTTTTATTAGATATAGCAGGACTTCCAGGTAAATTACCTCCAAAAGCCATACCTGCTGTTTGTATACCTGCTCCGCCTCCACTTTGTGCTACTGCTGGTAAACTGCCACCACTTGACCAAGTACCTACACCAGCTGTAGTGCCTTTTAAAGAGTCAGTTGTTGTATTATACCAAACCTGTCCTATAAGAGGATTAGTTGGATCTGCATCTAAAAATTGTATTCCAGTTCCTTTTATTTCTTTATACGTTGCCATTATGAAGTTCCTATTGTTTGATTTCCTACTGATGATGGCGCTGTCCATTCTTCTGTTACTGCTGAAGCTCCTCCAGGAGTTCTACCACCAAAAGCTAAAGCTGTTGTAACAGAATTACCTGTTCCTCCTAATTGATCTCTAGCTGTTGCTAAATCTGCAAGTTCAGTCCAAGAACTTCCATCCCATTGTTGAGTTACAGCTACAAAAGGAGAACCTCCAAAAATTAATCCTGAAGTATTACTAGTTCCAGAAGCTGCCAGATTGTCTTTAGTGCCTGATTCAGTTACCTCTGTCCAACTTGTTCCGTTCCAAGATTCTACTGCATTTGAATTAGTAGATATGTAACCACCAGCTACTATTGAAGATGTTGATGTTCCAAATCCTCCTGATTTTTTTCTTGCTGTATTCATATCTGCAACTTCACTCCAAGAAGAACCGTTCCATAATTCTGTTAATGCTGAAACAGCTGGTGCTGTATTTCCACCAAAAACAACTGCTGCTGAAATTGGTGAATTTCCACTTGCAGATAAACTTTCTCTGCCAGTATTAATTTCTGCTACTTCTGTCCAACTTGTACCATTCCAAGATTCTGTGTCAGCTGAAAGAGTAGGAGTTGAAGTAGGAACTCCACCAACATTAAATGCTGCTGTTGAAGTACCAAGTCCAATAGAATTATATCTTCCATCACTTAAATTATTTCCAGGAGTTGAAAATGCTGTACCATTATAAGTTAAAGTAACATTTCCAGCTGGGTTACCACCGAAAACTACAGATGCTGTTTGCGTTCCTGCACCAGTTGGACGAGCACTTCTTGCACTCGGCATGTTACCACCAGATGCCCAAGCTCCTGTACCAAAAATTGTTTTAGTAACTTTAAAAGCGTTTGCTGTAGAGTTGTAATAAACTTGTCCTAAATTTTTATTTGTATCTGCTATAGTCGAAACTGAAAATTCTTCTGTAGCGGATAATTCTGGTGGACCATCACCA